CCACTGGCGTTGTCAGCATCGCGTCGGTGACGGGGGCGGTCACCATCACCGCGACGGCCATCGTCCACACGAGCTACACCAACCTCGTGCCGACCGCCGTGGACTCCAGCGGCAACGTGGTCGGCTACAAGGACGGCTACTACGTCAGCGGCAGCGGCAACGTGGGAGACTTCTCGGCCAACGCGAGCTTCGTGGCCACGGGCGCGATGGCGCTCCCGAGCGGATGGCAGCACATCTACGTAAAGGGCGTGCCGATGCTCAGCGGGGACAGCCACGAGCGCTACTACTTCGGCAAGGCCGACAAGACCGTGCCGAACAACGGCGGCTACATCAACGCGACCAACTACGCCTCGGCGAACATGACCATCGAGGCGCTGGACACCAACTACTACCGCATCGGCTCGACCAACACGAACACGCTGGCGTGCGTGTACGTGGCCATGAGCTTCAAGACGTCGAGCGGCGCGAACCTCATCGTCACGGTGGACGAACCCATCGAGTAAGGAGCACATCATGGCAAACGACGGAACGGCGCTCGGCGCCTTGACCGAAATCATCGAGGCCGCGGGCGGAACGTCCGACGCGCAGACACTAGTGCCCGCAATCGAGCAGCTGGGCGAGGTCATCGGCAGCGGCGGCGGGGGCGGCGGCATCGCCGACGGGTCCATCACCACGAAGAAGCTGGCGAACGGGGCGGTGACAAACGCGAAGTTGGCCACGCTTGCAGTAGGCCAAGACAACATAAAGCAGGATGCAGTGGGGAACCATCAGCTTGCCGATGACGCGGTCCGCACGGACAACATACTCGATGGTGCGGTGACAATCGACAAGATTAGCAGCAGCGCCAAGGCAGAGCTTGTATCGGCCATCCTGTACGCAACGGATGCGACCACGGCGCAGACGCTCGCGGCGCTCGGCTTTACGGCAACGGTGCTCACTCCGAAGGATGCCTACAGCGGGTCACCGCACATGAACATCCGCTCCATGCTCTGCTGGATTGACATGGCAAGCGGCTACCTAGAGAAGGCCCCTCTGGGCTTCTCGGGCAACCTGCAATCGCAGGCCATCACGCTCTGGGCCAAGGGCCTGCACTCCACGGCATCGGGCATCCTCGGCGTGGACGATAGCTGGACCATCGCGGCGAACGCATAAGGAGGCACCATGGAACCGTACCAGTACTTCCTTGCGCCCATCATGGACGACAAGGCGCAGGTGGCCATCATCGCGCTCATGGTCCTGGCGCTGATGGACGTCCTCTTCGGCGTGGCCAACGCGTTCTTCATCCAGCACGATTTCAGCAGCCACGAGTTCCGCAATGGGCTGGTCCGCAAGCTGGGGAACCTCGGCATGGTGGCCATGGCCGACGTAATCGACGCGATGCTGCTGGGCGGGCTGGACCTCGGCGTGCAGCCCGTGCTCATGACCATCACGGTCTCGCTGGCCGTGATGGAAATCATGAGCCTGCTGGAGATATTCGCGGAGATGCACCCCGAAATCTCGGACGCGCCGTGGTACAGGATGCTCCGCGACTCGAAGGAGGGGCTGCGCCATGAGTGACGTGCGCGAGCGCATCGTGGCCTACGCGCGGCGCAACATCGGGTGCCGCTACAGCTACACGCCGAGCGGCGGCGTCGAGGGCGAGAGCTACAACTGCAGCTTCCTCACGACGTGCGCCTACCGCGCGGCTGGGCTGACCATCCCGAGGTGGCAAGGCCACCAGAACGGCGACGGCTCGCAGAGCGACTGGGTGTGGCGCAGCGGCCACTGGACCACCGACCCCGACCAGCTGCGGCCGGGCGACCTCGTGTTCTTCGGGCCGTCGCGCCTGCGCACCACGCACGTCGGCATCAGCCTGGGCGGGCGCTGGATGATTGACTCCGTGCCCGCTGGGGGAGTGCAGACGCGCCTGCTGTACGGCAGCTTCGTGGGCGGCGGCTGGCCGCTCGCCGAGCTGCCCGACGAGACCGACGAGGGGATGATGGACATGAGCCAGACAGTCGAGTTCACCATGCGGACGAACGTCCGCGACAAGCCCAGCCTCAAGGGCAACATCGTGGCGCGCTACGCCAAGGGCGACACCGTGACCCTTGACAGTGCGCGCGTCGCCGAGGGCATCGTGTGGGGCCACTACATCGGGGCGTCCAGCAAGAAGGACCGCTGGGTGTGCATCTCGCAGGAGAACGTCAAATGACGCGCGACCTGGCGACCGCGCTCACGCTCGCGGTGATGGCGACCGTCCTGTTCGCGGCGTTCAAGCTGGCGGCGTGGCTGCTGGCCACGCTGTTCACCGCCGCGGAGGTGATCGTGGCATGAGGTGGCGGCGCGACGGCGCCTGCCCGCGCTGCGGCACGCCGCTCGTGCTCGTGGACGGCAGCGAGCGCACGACGCGCGGCGGCACGTTCTACGAAGTGCGCTGCACATCGTGCACGTTCAGGATGGACGGCTACAGGCCGCGAAAGAGCAAGCGAAACAAGTGACTGAGACGCCCTCTCCGCTGCGTGCGGAGGGGGCGTTTTTGCGTCCCAGCCGCGTCCCAAATGGCCAGCACAGCCCGCACAACTCGCACATGTCGCACGCAAACGCGCACGTCAGCGCATTGTGCGCACATGATGGACCTTCGGTAACACTCTAGTGGGTTATGCGTGGTAGGCCGCTGACCAGCGCAAACGTGCGCCGTGCGTCCCATTTTTGGCTAATCGGCCCACGTCCAGCCCGCGTCGAACGGTCGTGCGCGGTACGCCTCCGCGATGGCCCCCGCGAACATCTGCGCGGCTGGACGGTCGTAGTGCTGGCCCGTCACGCCCTGCACGCGATGGCCAAGGACGGGTTCGATGAGCCACGGCGGCATGCGCATCGTCCAGCGCATGTTCGTCTGCCAGCTGTTGCGCAGGTTGCGGAACGGGTGGCGCAGTCGGTCGGGCAGCGGCGCGGAAGCCCACGAGCTGCGCAGGCGGTAGCGCGTGGACGGCCCGCCCATGCCGTCGCCCGAGAGGAAGTCTGGCATGGTCGCCGCCAGCTCGAGCAGCCGCGCGCCCGCGCGACCGGGGATGGGCACCGTGCGGCGGCTCTGGGGCGTCTTGAGCGCGTCCGTCACGCCAGACGGCGCGGCCTGCCGCTCCACGCGCACCATGGCCAGCGTCATGCCGTCCACGGCCTCCGCGCTCACATCCTCCGCGCGCACGCCCAGCGCCTCGCCGACGCGCAGGCCACCGAACGCGCAGAGCAGGAACGCCGCCTCATACCACTGGCCGCGCACGGCCCGCCACACCTCGCCCAGCTCGTCCAGCGTCCACACGCCCGCGTCCTGCCGCTCAACCGTCGACTTGCTCGGCATGACGTACCTCTCGCGGCACGGGTTGTGGTCGATGAGCTCGTAGCGCACCGCGTAGTCCAGCGCCATGCGCAGCAGCAGGATTCCCTGCTTCGCCGCGTTGGCCGTGATGCCATAGAGCCACTGCTGGACGGCGAGCGGGCGCACCGCGTCGCACTGGACGTGCGCCCAGACGGGGGCAACGTGGCGCTGCCAGCCGTAGCGGTACTGCGTGATCGTGGTCGCGGCAACGTCGCCCGACTCCGCGCGGCGCTCCAGGTCGGGCAGCATCCAGCGCTCCCACACCTCGCCCACGGTCGGGCACGGCGCGTCCTCGGAGTGGGCCAGCATGAGTTCGGAGCGGGCGCGCTCGGCGTCGAGGCGGGTGCCGCGGATGGTCTTGGAGCGGCGGCGGTAGCCATCGGGGCCAGACGCCCAGTACCGTATGCGCCACGTGGTCGCGTCCACCTGCGTGAGGGACGCCCATGCGGAGCGCTTCTTTTTGCGCACCATGTCAATTATCCGAATCCGTCATGTCTGCAAGGACTTGCAGGGGTACACCTAGACCGTTTGCCAGAGCCTTCGCCTTCGTGAACGTCGGCTCCTTCGAGCGGCCTTTTATCAGCTCGGTAATCGTCTGCTTGCGTACGCCACTTCTGGCCGCGAGTTCGGTCGTACTCATTCCCTTTTCGTCCATGATTCGGATAAGAGCCTCACCAAACGTCATCTTACGCACCCCCAAAATCCTCGCCCTGTTGCCCAAAGTCTACAGAGTTCTGGACAATTTTACAAATCCCTATTGACAGATACAGAAGTCTGTACCATACTCATTACCGCTGGTACAGAGTTCTGGACGGAGGTGAACATATGACTCAAGCCACCACGGCCATTCAGGAGCGTGTCGCGCTCTACGTCACCCGCACCAAGAGTGACAGACAGTCAATCGCCGAGCAGATGGGCATGCCCGTTTCGACCTTCTACACGAAGCTGAACGGCCCCTCTGAGTTCTCTTTCAGCGAGGGCAAGCGGCTGGCCGAAATCATCGGCTGCACGGTTGATGAGATGTTCATCCGACCTTCGTAGGACTGCTGGAAAGACAGCACCGCACGGTACGGGGAGGGCGTGGAGTTCGTAGCGCCTAACCGCAT